TGATATGAGGATAGACATGGCTTACTTGGCAGGAGCTCGTGGCGCTAAAGCCACGGGTGATGATTGCCTAGAGAACCATGATAAGTCTGAAACTGAGATAGTTCAAGCGTATGCTGATCTGGGCTTTGTTTTGAGAGATCCCGTTCTGACTAAGGATGATGTGTTTTACTGTTCACATAGGTTTGTTAAATCTAAAGGATGGAAACCGGCTCTTGATTCATGGCCAAAAGCTCTCCATAAGCTTGCCTCTAGGAAAATCAACCATGATCTTATTGATGTGTTCTTGCATGAAGTGCGCCACAACAGTAATTTCAATGAGTTGAAATCAGTGTTGCAGGAGGATGGAGCGGTGCATCTAGCTTAGGCGGTGCATAAAACCAATAACAATAAACACATGAACTTCAACCATGGCAAGAAAGAATCAGCCTCTAACCTCTGCGTATGTTTCCCCACCATCAAGTGGTGCTTCTGGAAAGAAGAAATCGCGAAAGAAAAGGAAACTTGCAGTAGGTCGACAAATGACCAGCCCTCTCAAGAAGTTGGTGATGGAGCACGTAGCCGCAAAGGTAATGTGCAACACCACCGATTGTCTTCCTAGGTATTTTGACGCTGATAGTACTCGTGTTCTAGTTAGGAAACACATTACTAGAGGTGCTCTTACCACAGATTCTTCTGGTAGGGCTGTGAAGGCTATTCGAGCTCAATTGGCAGATCATTTAGCAAATGCAGCAACCTTTGGCACCGCACCGGCGACTAATGTTGCTACGTGGGGTGCCTGGGCCAATGCGAATTACTTTTACGAGTCAGCCGAATACTCATACCGTGTTACCGGTTTCTGTGTTCGGTTCTACAGTTGGGCTTCTCCAACTGATTCGTCTGGAGTTGTAACATTGGCGGTGTTGAACACACCTTCTCGTGACAAAGGAGGCACTGCTTCAACACCATTGTTGTGGGACCCAGCAAACACCGTTGGTAATGAGACGGATTTCGTCCGTCTTTACCAAGCCGATGCGTGCGTCTGTGTCAAACCTAATGACGCCAATAGGGCTCAGAGGTATTTGAACTCTACTCAGTTCGAAGATCCAGTAGATGGTGAACAACCAGATCGTACTAACGGATGGCCTGACGTTTTCGTCGGTGTCCGTGGGGGTCCAGCTAGCACAACAGTAGGCGAAGTTATCGTTGAAATGGTTGTGGAAGCTTACCCTTATGACCTTGGTGTTCAAACTACAGGAGGCCTCTACCAAACTTTCTTGTCTCCACCAGCACCTAACATTCCTCTCATTGAGCAAATCACATCTGCTGTTCGTGACAGACTTCCTGCTGTGATTGACAATTCCAACGATCCGGGTAGATCCCGGAAAACTGTTTG